AACTTCCTGTTTGACCCCAACGGTACTTCCATTGATGACTGCATGGGCGTGGCTATCGAGAAATATGTCTCAATCCACAAGGTTGTTGAAGGAATCGAGAGAGGCATCTACCGCAAAGTAGACATCACGCCCACCTACGAAGACACCGATCTTGAACCTACCCAAGAAGTATCGCAGTACCAAGATGAGAAGGTATTGCTGTTGACCTACTACGGGTTAGTACCCCGTGAGTATTTGAACAACTTAGAGGAAAACAAGGACATTGTTGAGTTGTTTCCTGACAATTCCTATGCCGAGGACTACACCGATATGGTGGAAGCCATTGTTGTGATTGCCAACGATGGTTTATTACTCAAGGCTGAGGAAAACCCTTACATGATGAAGGACAGACCTGTTCTGTCTTACCAAGACGATACCGTTCCTAACCGTTTATTGGGTCGTGGCACAGTGGAAAAAGCATTTAATATGCAAAAAGCCATTGATGCACAGACCCGTAGTCACTTGGATTCACTGGCATTGACCACTTCTCCCATGATTGCGATGGATGCAACTCGTCTTCCAAGGGGTATGAAGTTTGAGATCAAGCCCGGAAAAGCAATCCTTACCAATGGCGCACCGTCAGAGATTCTTTATCCATTCAAGTTTGGTCAAAGTGACCCCAACAACCTAGCAACTGCCAAAGAATTTGAGCGTATGCTGTTGCAAGCCACAGGAACTCTAGACTCTCAGGGCTTGGTTAGCCAGTCTAGCCGTGATGGTGGCGGTATGTCGATGGCAGTAGCCTCCATCATCAAGAAATACAAGCGTACTTTGGTGAATTTCCAAGAAGATTTCTTGATTCCATTCATCAAAAAGGCGGCTTTCCGCTATATGCAGTTTGACCCAGAGCGTTATCCCTCTGTGGACATGAATTTTGTGCCTACTGCTACCTTGGGCATCATTGCTCGTGAGTATGAACAACAACAATTCATTGGTTTGTTGCAGACTTTGGGTGCTGAAACCCCTGTTTTGCCGATTTTGCTCAAAGGCATCATTGGAAACAGCAGTTTGTCTAACAGAATGGAGTTGATTGCTAAGTTGGATGAGATGATGCAACCCAATCCTGAAGCACAACAGATGGCGCAGATGCAACAACAGTTGGCGTTGCAAGCGGCACAGGCTCAGATTGCAGTTTCTACTACTCAGGCAGAGCAGAATCGTGCTGAGGCTACCAAATTGTCAGTTGAAGCGCAGTTGTTGCCTCAAGAAATACAGGCTAAGAACCTTTCTTCGATCACCAAGAACTTGCCTAATGAAGATGATGCTAATCAGCGTGAATTCGACAAGAGAGTTAAGATTGCTGAGTTGATGTTGAAGGAAGCTGACATCAAGAACAAGTCTAAGATTGTTGAATTGCAGATGGCAGAGAAAAACAACAAGATTTCAGGCATGGAAGAAGACTTCTTAGAACAATTATCTCGTGAATTAGGTTCTGGACAGACAGGAATTCAATAATGGATATTGAAAACCTAGCCAAGGAGTTAATCCTTAAAAACATGACTCCTGAACAGCAGATGGCTGTTTTGGATTCAGTGCGTCAGTCGGTTCTTCAAGCCAAAGAAGTGCAAAAGAAGAAGATTGGCGAGAATGTTGACTTGGTTGTCCAAGCCCTCAAGAAGATTGAATCTGACATTCGTTCTCGTTTTGACGATGTTGGCAATGCCATTGAAAAGCGTGTTGCTTCTATCAAAGATGGTCGTGATGGTATCAACGGCACAGATGGAAGGGATGGCAAAGATGGAAAAGCAGGTCGAGATGGCGCAAAGGGTGATAAGGGTGACGCTGGTAAAGATGGGCGTGATGGAGTGGATGGTGTTGATGGTGTTTCTGTTACCTCTGCTCGCATTGATTTTGATGGTAGTCTTATCATTACATTGTCTTCTGGTGTTGAACTCAATGTTGGTGAGGTTGTTGCTCCTGACCTTGCAGAACGCATCAAAGTCATTACTAATGGTGGCGGCACTTCTCAGTTTGTTCTTGATACTCTAGCTTCCCTACAGTCTCAAATTGACAACCTGATTCCTAGCCAGACAGGTAACTCAGGAAAGTATCTGACTACAAACGGCACGGCCCTATCTTGGGCTTCTGTTGCTGGTGGATTGAGTTATCAGGGTACTTGGAATGCTTCTACGAATACACCTACATTGACAAGCAGTGTTGGTGTTAATGGCTACTATTACATTGTTTCAACTGCTGGCTCTACTAACCTAGATGGCATTACAGATTGGCAAATTGGCGATTGGTTGCTGTTTAATGGAACAGTTTGGCAAAAGATTGACCAAAGCAACTTAGTTACTTCTGTTAATGGACAAACTGGTGCTGTATCGGTTGGAACTGTAACAAGTGTGGCGGCTACGGCTGGAACAGGAATTACTGTTACTGGTAGCCCGATTACATCAAGTGGCACTCTGACCATTACAAACTCTGCACCAGATCAAACTGTTTCGTTAACTGCAAGCACAGGCATTTCTACTAGCGGTACTTACCCTAACTTCACGATTACCAATTCTGCTCCAGATCAAACTGTTAGCTTGACTGCAAGCACAGGTATATCAACGAGTGGCACTTACCCCAACTTCACTATCACAAATACTGCCCCTGACCAAACAGTTGCATTGACCGCTGGAACAGGTATCAGTACCTCGGGCACTTACCCCAACTTCACCATTACCAACTCAGCACCAGATCAGACTGTTGCTTTGACAGGTGCAGGGACTACTTCAATAAGTGGTACTTACCCTAACTTCACCATCACATCAAATGACCAGTTTTCGGGTACTGTGACTTCAGTGACTGCTGGTACAGGGTTGACTGGTGGAACGATTACGACAAGTGGCACTGTTGCATTGGATACCAGTGGAGTTACTGCGGCAAGCTACACAGCGGCAAACATCACTGTTGATGCTTATGGTCGAGTAACTGCCGCATCTAATGGAACTGCTGGTGCAAGTATCAGCAACGATACAAGCACATCAACCAATCTCTACCCACTGTTTGCAAATGCAACATCAGGTACACCAACTACGATTTACACTGGCAATGCTAAGTTGCTGTACAAGCCTAGCACTGGTGAGTTGCAGTCAACTGTTTTGGTGGCAAGCAATGGAATTGTTGTGAACTCACAGACTGTATCTGCTGACTACACTATTGCGGCAGGAAACAATGGATTAAGTGCAGGGACTGTTTCTGTTAACTCAGGCATCACTGTAACGATTGCAAGCGGTTCAAATTGGACTGTGGTGTAAAGGAAAACAATGTCACAAGTAGCAATCTCAGGAAATGCAAGTGGTACAGGAACGCTGACCATTGCCGCACCTAATACAAACAGCAACTTCACGCTGACGTTGCCGACAAACACAGGCACATTGATTTCAACAAAGAGTGCAGGGACTGTGTTGCAAGTTGTGCAAACAGTAAAAACAGATACATTTACAACATCATCTACTTCTTTTGTGGATGTAACTGGTTTTTCAGCAAGTATTACACCAACCAGTGCAACTAACAAAATTTTGGTTATTGCAAGTTGTTATGCTTCTCCTAGTCTTGCAAATTATGCAATTTTAGGCAAATTAGTTCGTGGATCAACAGATATTGCAATAGGAGATGCAAGAGGTTCTAGCACAAGAGTTACTTTTAGCACATCAGCAAGTTCAACAAATTGGTCATCTTTTTTTGGAGTTACTTTTTTAGATAGCCCAGCAACTACATCATCAACAACTTATAAAGTACAAGTAGCCGCTGAATCAGGATCAACATTACTTATTGGTGGAAGCTATACCTCTGGTGCTTCATATAATGGTAGTTCACCAATAATTTTAACTTTGATGGAGATAGTGGCATGATTGATGCAATTTATAAACTATATCCTCAAGTTGTTACAACCAATGGCGATATAGCTTACGATGCAGATGGTAATGAAGTTGCATACGATAAGGATGCAGTTCAAGCATACATAGATGCACACGCATACAAAGCCAAACGCATAGCTGAGTAC